TTCAACAGCTACTTCTGTTCTAGTAGCCAAATCAATCAAATCTGGGGCCGCAGTACTGGTACTTACTATTTCACCTTTTTCGTTAAAAATATAATACATCTTTACTCCTTTATTCATATACTATGCATAAATAGTTAACAGTAGGCTTATAGTCTGTCACATTTCCTTCAGCATCCTCAATAGTTGCGCGGCAAATTACTCTACCAGAGCCTTGATTAACCTTACATACAATCTGTGTAACATTCTTTAATTCTTGGCTTAAGTCGGATATCCATACCGCATAGTAGCAATTTTCGCGATTAGCCCCTTGAGGAATAGGAATAATACCACCCTGTACCAGCCGCCCCATCATTATATGTGATACTTTATGGGGCTTGTTTATTAAATCATCATAGTTGCCGCTAGTCGCTACCTTAGCTAGGGCATTCATTTTAGTAAGTAACATGTCATTTGTCGCATAGTCCGCATCATTTTCCAAATCAGTTAATTTTTCAGGTATGCGCTCAGAAAGAGATTGGAAGCCATATTTCATTTTAGCCCCCAATCCCGAAAAAGCAGCATTAATCACTTTATTCTGTACTGGATTTTCACTAGCATCAGACAATTCTGCATCAATAGTAACCATAGGAAGTAACCCAACAACGGGGTTGCCATCAGCACCTGTAGCTTTAACTCCTGCCGCCAAATTGTCGGCAGTGACAGTGTCGCTGGTCAAATCGACCAGCGTTGCACCATCGTATACAACTTTGTTCACTGCCATAAGTAATCTCCTTAACCGATTGTTACAGTAACGCCGCCCTGAGGGTTATCACTTTCGTTGTAAGGAATCGCCTCAACAACGACTTGGGAGATGTAATTAAACCCTTTTGTGCTGTCCGGCAAAATGGTTTGCTGAGAAGTAGACGGAGTCGCAGTTTTGGATTCGGCCTTAGCGCCCTCGGTGCCGCTCATGGTACCGGTTACGCCCAAAATTTTAACACCGCTTCTGATGTTGGTGGCAATAATCTTAGCCTGCTCGGTGGAGCTGATAGCAACCTTGCCAGAGCCGTCATGGTAACCGATGGGAATAGTGTAGGACTCGCCCTTGGTGCTGATAGTGCCAGTAACAGCACCGTTATTTTTCATGGTACCGGTCAGTTTGACGCCATTTACGTAAGCAGTTTTTCCGGTAAGAATTTCCGCCACAGCTGCAGTAGCATCGCTAGTGTCAGCGTCATAGGTACAGGTACCGGTAATAGGTGCGCCGCTCTTATCGTGGGTAGTATAATTCTTTAAGACTTTGTCCGCAGTTACTGTATCTGCAGTCAGGTCGATAAGGGTTTTGCCACCATACACAACTTTAGAAATATTTTTGTTAGCCATTGATTTCAATCTCCTCTCCAATATACACAGTAAGACCATCTGATAAATTGCTGGTCTCGTAATAAGGTATCTTTTTTACTGTAATATCCCGCTGCAGATAGCGTTCGGCCGTCGGCAACAGATAATCATCGTTGATTTGGGAGCGAGCAACATAGTCACCGGTATACGGCGAGCCCCCAAATCCTTCACGCACTGCACTAAGTGTTCCATGTAGGACAGCAGCGTTTGATACAAGTTCACCCTGCAGCACGGCGGCTTTAGTCAAAGTTAATGTGCCGATAAGCTTCATCAGTACGTCACCTCTTCCAAAAGCTGAAATTTATGTGGCGGGATAATCGTATCAACGAAGCCGTTGATACGTTTGAGCTCAACATCATATACATACATGCCAAACTCCATTTTCTCCGTGTCTTCCGGATGAATTGTTAACATGCCGTCCGTAATAGTTTTCTGAAGAACAATAGTCGGACTGCGTGTTGCTCTGCGCAAAGTGAACGTCAACACATCGTCGTCATCCAACGCTACTGCATTGCCCGCTATATCAGTGACATCAATTTTAAAAATACCGCTATCTCCTCTAATCATTGCAATGTTGTTATCATGAACTGAAAACATCTATATCACCTCCTCCCAAATTACCCGATAACCATAAACGATGTAGTTATTTCGACCGCTCCAGATATGCCGAATTCGCCTTGGTTGAAAAAGCCACCATAGGCATGCACACTGATTTTGATTGATGTCATTGACAAAAATGTGATATAGAGCCTGTAATTTATTGTAACCTGTGGCGTGTACCGCCAAAAATTGCAGGCTGAGAACGGTGCAATTTTTATT